CTGATACATTGATTGAAACACCAGAAACCACCAAGTTATTCTTTGGTGAGGTAATTGGATCTTTCCGACAGATGATGAAGAGAGATTCATTACATGAGGTAATTCATATTGACGATAATTCAGCCTCCACATATGCAAGGATAGCTCGAAGAGCTTTCCCAGAATTTGGTGGTGCGTACCCTCGTGGTGCGTATGCCAATAGTATGGTCCTTATATATGGAAACAACTCGCAGTACATTCCGTGTGCAATGACATGGGTTAATTATATCGCGATGATGTTCGCCGGTTGGCGAGGATCCGTGCGATGGACCTATGATACCAGCATGCTGAATGTGTCGGGTGGTGAAGATGTATTCAACTCTGTGACTGCTACTTACTCCAGAGAAGATGTAACTTCAAGGACCAATACTTTTGTATTGACCAACCCCTCGACCATGCTGCCCCTGACCAACGTTGTCACGACCATGCTTGATAGAGGAACGGGTGAAGCCCTCAGAGGTGCCTATCTAGGCAACACTGGGGTTAACCCAATCCAATCAATTGAGGTTCCTTTCTACTCAAATAAGCGATTTTATCCTGTTCTTAAGGATTATGGCTTTGATGTCTCTGTGGAGGAGCCCTCTTATCAATGGTCTGCGATTCTGCCAGGAACGAATGACGACGCAGATTTGTCACTCCTAAGGGTCTACTGTTCCGCAGGAGAGGATTTCAACCTCTTCTTCTTCAATGGAATGCCGCCACTGTATTACAGTCCGTCATTTCCATCTGACCCAGGCCCAGCAATTTAGGAGTGCTGGCACTTGACCTGATCCGGATGTCGCTATAAAAGACGGGCCATTTAGGGGATTTGGTACCCCCTTCATGGACGAGGACCCTTGCTGTTGAGGATCTGTGGATGGAAAACTTTTTGAGACACCAAGTCACAGATCGCTCAACAATAGCATGAGGTGATCGTGTATTGCTTAACTTTCGAGAGCAGCCGCTCGCTAAGCAATACGGTTGCGCTCGACAATGTCGAAAAGGCATCATACCTTCGGGTAAAATCGTTGCCTACCATAGCGTTAATGCGTGGCCTTTGGGACCCAGCCACCTAATTGGGTCAACCTAGGACGAGAGAGAGGGAGCCCTCTCTCACGGGGCAGGACTTGAGCCTGCCACGTCCGGCAAACTGAGATTTTATAATTAGTACAAGAGTTATATGTCCCGGCTTGCCGGGAAGATTTGTATTGTGCTCTTATTTAATGTTAGGTTAGCCGGGAAATTTATGTACTATTCTGGTGCGACTATGGGTTAGAAGATTCCCTTGGATGTCGCGACAGTCTACCG